AGTAAGGACGAACCTGAAAAAATATCGCCCCCTGAAATTGTCACTATCGTCAATGACATCGTCCCTATTTTCGATTGGAAAAATAAAATTCAATCGCGAACGGTTCATGCAAAACATATCCAAGATCCTTTATTTGGCTCTATTTTTTTGGCTCATCATGGGTTTGATGAGTTTAAACGCGTTCGTAATGTTTTCGGAAAAACCGACAACGAAGAAAAACAAAAAATAATAAGCTATTTACAGACTCAGAGTCCGAAACAAATGAATGGATTAGTCAATTATAATCTCACAAAGGTACTTTACGACAAAATACTTCACGATTTGAGTACTTGTCCCGAAACCCCTTACCATTGTGTTATAGGATTGTGTTTGTATTATAAATGTTCGATCTATATTGTGGATACGGTTTTAAATACATACATAACATTTATAAACGACACGTGCCCGGTATTCGTTTTGTTCAAGAATCCTAATGCAGTTCGAAAAAAAATGAGCATTCCTTCTTACTTTGTAGATACTACCGAGAACTGTATTTCCGTTGTTGAAATTGAAGAAAAATGTTTTAAATTATTCCACTACGATAAACCGTTACAAAGTATAACTTGTTATAAATTAACTGAGTTGGAAAATATCGCACAAAAATTAAATATTTCTTATGAAAAAAAGATGAAAAAAAAAGAATTATATGAGAAAATTTATTCTCGGTGTGGTTGGACATAACATTTGCAGAAAATTGATAAATGCAATTAAAATACTAACATTAATATAATCTATTTATACCTTATAAGAACTGAGATGGCTGAAAACGCTGCTGACGTGAAAGAAGCGAATAAAATGCTTCTCAAGATGGTGAATCATTATTTAGAGAAGTGCAGAACCGGAGGCCTAGTCAGAAGGAATACTTCATACGAATTGGAAGTTAGTTTCGGAAATAAAAAAATAATATCCAGAACTGATTATGAAGATACAATCAACCATTTAATGCGGTTTGGTTGGAAATCAGAGAATCTTCGAGGAGATGAAATGTTGCGTATAAACAGTGAATTTCTCGCAGTTCCGGTTGAGCCAGATGACGAAGTCGAAGTTAAAATGTCTGCGAATTACTCCCCAGGAACCCCTAGCAAATCGCCACCCCGTACTCCTGATTTCACTCCTCCTGCTTACGTGGCTCGTACTCCTGATTTCACCCCTCCTCCTCTCTCTCCGGATTTTCCTCCACCTCCTCTTTATGAGGCTCACTCCCCGGATTTTCCTCCTCCCGACTCTCCGGATATATTCTCCTCGTCTTTCGGTGGTCGTGGTCGTGGACCTGGTCGTGGTGGACCTGGTCGTGGTGGACCCAGATTACAAATGTCTGCGAATTTCCGACTTGAAATCAAAGGCAGTAAATTGATACAAGAGTATTGCAAGAGCGATAGTATCGATGCCATTATGCGGATTGATCCAGATTATAAAACCAAAATGAAATTCACGGAGAAAAAACTAGTCAAGGAAGGCGATACTCTGATCAACATGGCAAAATTCCAAGATCATAACTTTAGAGTTGCATACAAGCAAGAAATAGATTATGAAATTGATGACGACAGATCATATTTAGTCAGAGACACTTTGCGAAATTGGAATGGAACTAAGAAAACGTTTCGTTGCATGAATCGGGTTAGATTTGCGCATGATAAGTATCCTATTTTCGTAGATGTTAGTGTCATCAAAACCAACAGTAAAATAAAAAATACAGGAAAACGCGACTATCTCCTGCCTACTTCTACAATCGCGTCTTCGAACGCGTTCTCAAACGAACCAAGTTATGAAATCGAATTAGAAATAGATAACGAGAAGATGATGGAGGAATATAGAAACATACCACCGGAAAAAATGATCGAAATGATCAAAAGATGCATTCGAATGGTTTTATCTGGATTACAGGATACACCTTATCCGGTTGCCTATTCTGAACAAGAAGAGGTATATACCGATTACATGACTCTTATTCACGGAAGCGAAAACCCGTTTCGAAATAAAAAACATAGAAATCCGGAAACGAATGATTTCATAGGTCCGCAGTCGATCGCTTTGCAACAGTTTAATTTATTCAAGGACGAGTCACCTTCACAGAAAAATTCACCGAAATCAGTTCTTCTTAATTATATGGTAACTGAAAAGGCCGACGGACAGAGAGCTCTTCTATACATTTCGAAAATAGGGAAAATTTACATGATCAACAGTAGAATGAAAATTATATTCACCGGAGCAAAAACGGAGGAAAAGAAATGTTTCAATAGTTTGTTGGATGGGGAATTCATCATGACTGGAAAAAATAAGAATTTATTGTTCCTATATGCGGCGTTTGATATTTATTATATAGGAAGTCGGAAAGAACCGAACGTCCGTCCGTTTGCGTTTTATCCTGAAAATGTTGATTTATTAACGTCTGCTTCAGAAAAAACACAATTCCGACTGCTTTTGTTGGAAGAATTTGTAAAAATGGTTCAACCGAAACCGGTCGTCGCAGAAGTACAATCGACTTGTTTATTTCGCATTCAGTCGAAAAAGTTCTCGTCTGGCGCGGATGTATTTGAAGCGTGCAATACGGTTCTTTCTTCGAAACATTCTCATCCTTACGAGACGGATGGTTTGATTTTAACACCAATGTTCGCCGGAGTAGGTGGTGATAAGCCGAATACTTCCGGACCCTTGAAAAAATATACATGGAACCTATCTTTCAAGTGGAAACCTCCCGAATACAACACAATCGACTTTTACGTGATCACCGAAAAAGATAAAAACAAGAACATGGTTAGACATATAATCCACGATTCAGAAAGTATAAACAAAGCGGTCGCATATAATACCCTGTATTTGCATGTAGGCGTTAACAAAAAATTCGTAGATGATCAAGTCGGTGTTTTCCAAAGAGTCCTCGAAGACAGAATAGGAGTAAACGAAGTCCATACCGAAGATGAAACGTCCAATTATGTCCCCCGACTTTTCAAACCGACGACACCTTACGATCCGACTGCTTTCATTTGCTACATTCCTCTCGATGAGCAAATGAGAATGAAAACGGTACCCGTAGAAGAAGATGGAACCCCTGAAGTGTTTGATGATCTCACTATTGTCGAGTTCCGTTATGCACAGCCGCACGAAAATAAGGAAGGTCATTGGAAATGGATTCCTATTCGGGTACGCCACGACAAGACGGCTATTCTGCGTTCGAACAATGCAAAAGATTACGGCAATTCATTTCTAACGGCAAATTCGAATTGGCTTTCCATACATTCTCCGGTGACGGAAAATATGGTTCGTGGACTGGAAAGTATTCAATCAAATGAGGTTGAAGATGACCAATATTATGACGTTTCTGAAAAAGAAGGCAAATATACCGTTGCCTTGAAAGATTTTCACAACAAGTATGTCAAGAACAAACTCATCTTCAATACGGCCAAAGTGTCGAAATCGAATAACGAGAAAGTTTATTTGATTGACTTTTCCGTAGGAAGAGCAGGTGATTTAACGAAATGGAAATACAGTAATATAGATTTTGTGTTAGGCATTGATTTGAGTAAAGATAATATCATGAACCGATTAGATAGTGCTTGTGCTCGTTACCTAGATATGCGGAAAAAAAATAAACAGGCGAAACTTAGAGCTATATTCTTTCAAGGCGACAGCGGGAAAAACATCCGATCTAACCAGGAAGCATTTTCGAATGCCACAGATAAGCAACTGATAAGGTCTATTTTCGGAAAAGGTGAAATACCTAATAAACTGTCACGATATGTTTTCGATCACGGCATGGCCGCGGATGGATTCCATATCAGCTCATGTCAATTTGCTCTTCACTACTTCTTTCAGTCTCTTCATACCCTTCATCGGTTTCTCCGAAACGTTTCTGAATGCACTCGTTTGAATGGATATTTCATCGGAACATGTTTCGATGGGGCATCTGTGTTTCAGGCTCTTAAAAATCCCAATGGACAATTCGTTGTTGATAAAAACACGACGACCCTTTGTAAAATAACAAAAAGGTATGATGCGTCCATAGAACAGTTCCCATCTGATGAATCCAGTGTCGGAATGAAAATTGACGTCTTTCAAGAAAGTATTGGAAATACATTTTCGGAATATTTGGTTTCGTTTGAATACCTGACTAGACTTTTAGGAAATTATGGATTTGTTTCGGTTCCGAAACAAGAACTCCTCGCGATGAATTTCGAAGCGTCGCAAGGTTCTTTCGCTTCCTTATTTACAAATATGGAAAAAGAGAAAGGCAATACCTTTATCGGAAAAGCAACCCAATTATCCCCAGACGAAAAGAAGATATCATTCATGAACAGATACTTTATATTCAAAAAAACGACGGTCATATCAGATTCAGCTTTGAAAAATATGCTCGATATTTTAGGTGACGAAAAAAAAACACAGGATGACATGGTCGAGGAAAAAATAGCCGAAAAGGTAAACGAAACCATTGCGGAAGGAAGAAAATTATCCGAGCGAATTGTAATGGAAGAAGAATCTGACGAAGAAGAAAACGAAAACTAAAATCGATATAAAAGTATCGGATCAAGATAAAATAAGAAACATGTCGAATTATAGGAAACATGGGGATATCAATACACATAAGCAAAGTTTGTCAGTTTATTACACTTTCCCAAGGGCTTCTATTAATTTCCAGGAAAATCCTCTAGAATTAACGCATGTCGCAAAATATACATTAATTGATGTTCCTTTTTATTCTTCTTCCATGTATAATTATCTTTCCGAGTTGAAATCAAAGGCGCATGTCCTAAATGAAAAATGGATATATTACAATTCATACATGTGGTTATACCTTTCTACTACTTTAAAGAACGAATGTATTTCAAATATTCCGCATATTTTCGATGATAATATATTTGTTCACAATAATATTATTCTATACGAAATGATTGAAATGTTTAGTGTATTGCATTTGTATTTATTTAACGATCAACCAATTATAAATATATGTCATTTCGGAAATAACCGCGAGATATTCGAAGGCAGTGTCAAATATGTGTTTGATTTTCATGGGAAAGAAGTCAATTGTTGTGATAAGAAGAAAAAAGATTTCATAACCATCGATGCCACTTGCGAAAGCGACAATGAATATGACATATCGAAAACCGCCTTATTTTTTATTAGCAAAGCTCTTTTAACCCAGAAGAAAAGAGGTGTTTTGATTTTGAAAATAGGCGACTGTTTTACAAAATTATCGTTGGATATTATTTATTTTCTCTCGTCGTTCTACGAAAAAACATATTTCATGAAACCAACCGTCTCCTTTTTGGCATCGGGCTTCAGATATGTCATTTGCAAAGATTTCAGGAACGATCGACTTTGCGAGAAAACGCAAGGCTTTTTGAATACTTTACATAAACAAATGACGAATTCTATAGAGTCGACATTTATCTTGAGGATTCTTCATGAACAAATTCCCGTCATGTTTTCAAATAGACTCGAAGAAATCAATTCTATTTTAGGACAACCTCGTTTAGAATACATTCATCAATGTCTGACACAATACGAACAATGTAATGACAAAGCAGGACATACGATACCGAACGATGTTCGAAAATGTGTAGATTGGTGTATACGGTTTAAAGTACCGATTAGACCCGTATACAATGGGGGGTTCATGCCTCGATAGTCATTCGGTTTGTAGATGATCGTTTCTGACTCGATATGTTTAGACACGGGTGATGCTATTTCTGAGAGAAAAAGATAATGTGTAATAATTGTATATGGTTGGTTATATATCGGTTACGCAAACGACTTCAGGATACTCTACTGTATCTGGAACAATATTAGTCAGTGGGACATCATATAAATATTATACATTCACCG